CTCAACCAATAGGGGAACGTGGAAGCGTCTCCAAAAAGACGCGTCATCAATTATCGGGTTATTTGTCGTATAGATTGAACGAAGTGAACATCCATAAAGTAAATTGGAAGTACATATCAAGATTGGGGAACAGAATTTCTGCCCCTTTTCCGAGAGTTCAGCCATAGGGAGGACATAAGGGCAACAAGATACAAGGGTTTGAAATTCCTTGATGTCGTGTCCATCTGTAGCCTGGCCGAGATCGTCAAAGATGACAATCGGCTGGCCACTATATCCGTCCCAGTGGTCTACGTGACAAGTTCGTTGGTAAGTAAGAGATTTTCTATCTACACCTGGAAAAAGGGAGGAAAGCTCGTTGACAATCAAATTGATACGAGTACTTTTCCCTTGCCCAGGTTGTCCAAAAAGACCAATGACTAGTGGTTCCATTCGGTCGTCCGGATTCTCCTTTGAAGGAAGATCAACTAGACGATTGTGGAAAACAAGATCTCCTTTTACTCCCCCCGTTTTACGAGGGAAAGCGAAGGAAGCCTTGTTGCTTGGAAAGAATCCACTATTCGCTTTGTAATACTTAGCGACGTGTTTTCCAAACTCACGCCCTTTTGCTTTTAATTTCAAGAGGGTTTCATCAGAGAGTCCTCGGTGAGGGCTACTCAATTGGTCTCGGTGTTTAATCAAGGTCTCCAGAATAAATGAATCTGGGACTTCCTGACACAGCACCTTGGACTGTAGACATGAAAAGCAGAACCGGACAAGCTCCTCCTTGGAGAGGGAACCCTTCAACTTTTTCCACACCTCGGTGGGGAATACGTCGATTGAGTCCCCTTCAGGGAGTTCTGCCTGATCCATAGCTCTGCTAACCATGAGACAAAGAGAATTTTTCAAACATTTAATCAAGTCCTTCTCTCCTAAATTCTTTTTACGGAACGAGGAGAAGATATGCAGAAAAATCGAAGATAACAGGTTGTCCTCCTTAAGGAAGATCTGTCGACCTCGACCACGCTGAAAAGACTTGAGACCATCTAGACGAAACATCTTCATGGTCAAAAAAAGTGCATTTGAAATTTTCAGAGAATGGAATAGAGTCCTCCCGTCCTTAAAGACAAGAGGAAACTTTCCGAGAATGGTGTCCAACGGAATCCCGTAACGGATCGAAAATTGGAGTGGGGAAAATCCCCGCTTTTCTTTCTCAATCTTATAACGGTACCGTATGGACTTGTTAGCGTTTGCACGAACCTTCCTAGTGAAGTTCCCTCGATCAATTAAGAAAGAGAGACCTCCGCTATCCTCAATAGAGGACACACCATCGTCAAGACGATGTAGAAGGCTCATAAGAACACGATCTAGTTTATTTTCGCCCAAAAAATAAGCATCCTTAAGGAACGCTTTTTCAAAGGTTTCAATATCCAACTCTAACACTCCAGACATGGTGGCTTTACCGCCACCGTGGCTTGTGACCTTATTCGGGGTCACTACCTGTGTAGATGTTTTCGAAGTTGTGTTGTCAAGACAAAGGGGAACTAACCCTCAGTCCAAGATGATCATCTGAAAGAACATAATGGTAATTGAATCGAAGTTTAATTATAGGTGGGGGAACCTGCTCATAAATAAATTTCCGAAATAAAACGAAAAAATAATTCAACAACTATATTCCATCGATGTCGCGTTCTCACACGCGATTGGGACCCTCAACGGATCCCTACTCTGGTCAATTG